CGCTGCCGGGGCCGCCGCCTGGTTAATGCGATCCATTTCCTCAATCGCTCCCCGCCAGACGGCTTTAATTTTCTCCGCCGATTCCCCCCAGTTTGCCACCACCGCCGACGTCAATCTCTGGAAAGCCGCCTCAATGCGGGTGGAATCCAACGTAAACGCCCCCAGGATAATGTCGCCCAGGCTGGAATAAATCTCCGCCACCCGGCTGGCCAGGTCTTTTAAGGTAATCCAGATTGCTTCGGCAAACGCCTTGATAAACTCCCAGGCGATTTTAGTCTTTTCCTGAATGCCGAAGATATTATTTGTCCAGGCGGTATATAAAAAAGCAATCGCCGCCACAATCAACCCGATCCAGCCCAGGGCGGTATTGATCGACACTCCCAAAATTTTAAAAGTCAAATCCAGCGATCTAAAAACCGGGATCAACTTTGCCGCGCCCAGCACCAGCCCGCCGGTAACAAGTGTCATTTGCTGCATTCCCCCGGAAAGGTTTACAAACGCCTCGGTAATCGGGGTAAGGATTTCCAGCAGCGGTACCATCACCTTGTTCACCAGGTCGCCCAACTTCGCCTGCAATTCCTCGGCCCTCGCCGCCGCCGTCGCCTTGCGCCCGGCATCGGTTTTTAAAAATTCATTATACTCGCCCTGCACCTTTAAACCTTGCGTGAGCGTTTCATTTAAAAGCGCCTGCGCCTTTTGCTGGTCGGTCAATTTTCCGGCAGATGTGCCGATCTGTTTCGCGTATTCCGCATAAATCACCGAGGGGTTTTTCTGGAATAGTTTATCGGTTCCCTCATCAATTCCCAAAATCGCCTGGTTGATGGCAACTAACGCCTGCTCCGCGTCCAGCCCTTGCGCCGCTGCTAAATCCAGCAGCCGGGCAATGGCATCCCCGGTTTTGGAGGTATCCCCGGCCTTTTGCGTAAGTTTGGTTAAGGCAATGGTAAACTCATTAGCCTGGATGGTATTGAGGGAAAATTGGCCTTTAATCGTTTCGGCGGTAGTTTTCAGAAATGCAAAACTGTTGCCGGTAAGCTTGGCGGTAGCTTCCAACTTGCGCGCGGAATTGTTAAACTCATCGGCCTTTTGCGCCACCGCGCCAAACGGCCCCGCCAGGCGCTGGATTCCTTCAAAGGCAAAGAAAACCTTTTGCCCGGTGGAGGCGATATTGTCAAAAGCCCGCCGGAATCCCTGCCCGGCAACCTGGGCAGTTTTAAAAGCCCGGTCAGCTTTCTTTTCAAAGCCTTCAACTTTTTGCACCGCCTGCTTATCATCCACCAGGATGCGGTACAATAAATCCTTTATTCGCGCCATAAACTCCCTTTTCCCAATTTCACCCTAAGCCCTAAGCTCAGTAATCCAACCCCACCGAAATCCGCGCCTGCAACAAATCCGGGTGATCTTCCAGAATAACATATTCCAGGGAAACCGCGCCGGAAAAATTGTCGAATAACCCAAACTTAACTCCCACCACCGGGGCCGCGCTCAGGTAAAACGAAGATTGCCCGTAGTCAATAAACTGCCCGCCCACGGATGCCTCCGCAAAAAAATTCCCAAAAAACCGGGTATATTGCGCCAGGATCGGGTAATGTGCAAAACCATCCCGGTCAAGATAACCGGCAGCCACGCTAACCAGGTTATTTTTTACATCGCCGCCCGACAGGTAAACCCCTGCCTCACCAAAAAGCCCGATGGCTAAATTCAGATCATCCAGGGAATCAACAAAATTATTCCCCACCAGCGAAGCGCCAAAATAAACATCCTGCGCCCCGGCCTTATCAAAACCGCCGCCCACCAAAACACCGATAAAAAACGTTACCAATAAAAAATTCTTCATATTCAACTCCTTTAAGGTTAATTGGTAATTCATTCCTAAGCCCTAAGCCCTAAGCCCTCACTCCACCTTATTCGCCTTCGCGCGGATGCAATACCACAAAAACGCCTCCTCAAAATCGATATTTTCCTCAATCCACTTTGCTTTTTTTATGTCCCCATCCGAGACAGCGTAAGCCAGAAAGTCAAACATATACATTTCCGCCAGGTCATCCGCCTCGCCTTCCAACCCAAACTGAAAAGCTAACTTAGCAGCAGACTCCTCACTGTCCCGTTTGCTGACAAAAAATCCGATACCAGCGAATAAATATCATCGAAATCCACCTCATCGTAATCGATCTTACTGTGATCGATTTCCGGGAAAGCAATGCGCATCACATCGGAAAATCTCTCATCAAAAATCTTGTCGATAGCATCGATGATGCTGGCCTGCGGATTGATCCCCAGGTCTTTCAGCAGCTTAACAATCTGCCGCATCTGCCCAAACTTTAGCTTTTTGATGTGAAATTCCACTCCCTGGATTTCATGCACCTTGCCATTTCCCGCCGCAATCTTTTTCTCTTGAACCTTCGCCATAACTCCCTTTTAATTTTTACGTAATCTTTTTCTGCCCGATCACTTTGACCAGGGAAGTCGTTTTCACCGCAATGCGGATAATCAGCTTCTCAATATCTTCCCAGGTGTGATTCTTAATTACCTGCATAGAAAACGGCACATTGCGAATAAACAGCACATAATCGCCCACCGCCTGGGTGCGGATGAAAAGGAAATCGGTTTTAGTGGCCGCTTCCATCCGGGTGATCATAGCGTTTGCAATGTCGTTATCGACCTCCGCCACCCCAATCTCCGCCGAAATTTTACTTTGATGGTGCCGCTCGTAGATTATATCGCTGTCATCACTATCGATTTCCGTCACCACCTCCGGATCGGTAGCCAGCGCCGGATTTTCTTCTAACTTTCCCAGCAGCGTAAAACTGGAAAGCAAGGTTGCCAAATTCGCCGCCGTAATCGTCTCCCCAAACGCTGCCGGGGCGTCAATCGTAGCCCCCTCCGCGATGTAAACATCCGCCGGACCCCATTTTATATTTGCCCTGTTGCGCGTTCCCAGGCTAATCGGCATACTTTTTCATATCCTATTAAAAACTATCGATTTAAACGCCCAACAATCAACGATCTTTTTCAGTTTTGCGAAAAATTCCCGCCCTAAGCCCTCCGCCCTAAGCCCCCCGCCCTACAACCCGCCGGTATCAAAATCCAACCCCCCGCTAAAAATATCCCCCATCCCGCCGCCGGCCACCAGGCGCTCAAAACAATCGCTCAAGTGTTCCGTAGTCCGCCGCGCTTCTAACTTTAACAGCCGCGCTTGCCGCCGGGTAAACGGAAATTCCGGCAGGATAGTCATATCGAACGTGGAAAGATGATATTTGACAGAGGCCGCTTTGCGGCTCAACAGGAGAAAATCAACCGGAGTATTTACAAATGCTTCTAAGGCGGTGATGTTGTCGGTATTGGTTTCCAAAACCTCCGCCCGGAAGATATACTCCGCGCCGAGGTGCTGGAAAAAACCGTTCATTTTGCGGGTAAAGTCGCCGCCGCTTTCCAGCTTGCTGCCGCCGCGGCACCAGCCAATTTCCTGCCATTCGTCTAAATCCTCCACGTCGGTGCCCGCTGCCGCGATATACACATCCACCGGCTCAAAATAGATGTTGGTTTTATTCGCCACGCGCCCCCCCCCCCGGTTTAATATTCAGCCGGCAGGCTGGTAACTTCCGAGTAAAAATTGCTTAACGCCTGCGCCGTGCGCGTGCCTTCCACTTTGATTTTCTTCGGCGTCTTGTCGGAAAAAACAAATTCCGGCTCGACAATGAAGGTCATCCCGGCCAGCAGCCGCCCTTTGGTGCGGTCGGATCGCAATATTAGCAGAAAATCCACGTCGGCATCTTCAAACGCTTCCAAATCGGCAATCTGCGCCAGGGTGGTTTCCAGCCCCATGGCCTCAAAAAGGAAATCCGTCGAAAGCCGCATGTCCTGATCATTATGCAAAACGATAGTATTGCGGTTTTTCGGGGTGAGTTTTACGCTTCCGCCCTCGCACCAGCCCACCAGCGTCCAGTCGGCGGCGTCCCCGGGATCGGCGTAAGCGGTTCCGGTCGGCGCGACGTAAATATCCACCGCCTCCCGTAAAATTTTAGTTTTGTCGTTCGCCATGCTTTAACCTCCCGTTTAGTAACCGCTTAAGCCGGTCACGTCGCTATAAAAATCGCTCAGAGCCTCCGCCGTCACCGTGGCTTCCACCTTAATTTTTTTCGGCGTTTTGTCGGAGAATAAAAATTCCGGCTCGACAATGAACGTCAGCCCCACCAGCTTGCGGGCGGTCGTTCGCGCCGAACGGATGATCAGCAATACATCGACGTCGGCATCTTCGAACGCCTCCAGCGCCGTAATTTGCGCCAGGGTAGTTTCCAATCCCATCGCCTCTAAAAGAAAATCCGTGGAAAGCCGCATATCTTGATCATTGTGTAGCGGAATCGTATTGCGGTTTTTCGGGGTGAGTTTTATACTGCCGCCTTCACACCAGCCGATCAGCGTCCAAAGCCCAGCGGTGTGGGCCGTGCCGGAGGCCGCTACATAAATATCCACAGCCTCGCGGATGATCTTAGTTTTGTCATTCGCCATGTTCCCAACTCCGGTTTAAATTTTTAAAATTCGCCACTTTCGCTTTCGGCCTTTTTACCCTTGCGACCATCGCCCTCCGCCGCGCTGCGCGCCGTGGTTTCTTTTTCGATCAGCCTAGCCCGTCTGGTATTTATCCAGGCATTCGCCAAAATTTCTTCAACTTCTACCTTATCGCCTGGCTTAAGCCGCCCCCCGTTATAGGCCGTTTCTCTTAATATTTCAACCTTTTTCATCATCACCTCAAACACTTAAACACTTAAACACTTAAACACTTAAACACTTAAACACTTGTTTAAATTGTAAAATATTCCGCATGATACAAAACCACAAAACGTAGCGTAATGCAGGAAAAGGTTTTTGCGCCTTTGGCAATCTCTTTTTCCGATCCCAGGAACTCCACCGTTTCCACCTCCGTATGATCCCGCAACAACTTCACCGCGTTGAGAACATCCTGGGCTTTTTCCCGCACCTTTGCCGGGGCCGTGGTCCCGTTATCATATAGCCGCACATCGATTTGATAGCGCCGTAAATCCTCATCCTCATCATCGCTGTCATTCCCGGGGTCGCGCACGTCCACTACCGGCAGCATTTCATCCTCGTAAGGAATATCGCGCCATTCATCAACCCGCTCATCTAGGTCGAAACTGTAACCGTTTACGATGCTGATGTCTTTCAATAAATCGATGATTTCATCGAAAATCTCTTGTTCGACGGTATTTGCCATTAGACTGGATCCGCTTCGGTTAAATAGATTCGCACTGCCCCGGCGCTGTCCTCTCGGATATTCGCCGCGGTATAAATCACCTCATCAATCTCAATTTCATCGCCGATTTGCGGCGTAACTTCCAGCGCCGTCAGGCGGAAATAAATATGCGGATCGCTGCTGGCGATGAAATTTTCCGAGATGTTCACCTGCTCATAGGCATCAATAAAAATGACATTGAGCGGAATATCGGTTTCTAAATCATCTTTTGAACGATAAATAATTGCCGTGGCAAATTCATCAACATTCAAAAAGACGTTATCAAAATCATCCGCCAGTTTTTCATCAAAGGTCATTTATTCCTCGCGTTTTACCCGGTATTGAACCGTGAACACTGCATTATAAGCGCCGCCGGCAGTGCCGCCCCAGGCCGCGTCATCCAGCTTGATCAGCACAAAAGAAGAATCTTTCGTAATCGTAAAATTCGTTGCGAATTCCAAATATTCCGCCGCTAAAGGAAGTATCAAACTATCTACTTTCAGCGTGCCTTCTAAAAAATACAAGGCGGTGGTATCACCGCTAATCGTATCAGCGGAAAAGAAACTCACCCGCTCGATTTCAATATCTTCCTCCAACTTGAATTTCAGAATAGATTGATCCTTGACGCTATCAACGCGAAACGTGAAAACCCGGTGACTGCTCACGCTGTCAATGTACGACACCAGCGGCGGCCCAAACCAGCGCCCAACCGCCGGTTGATCCACTTGCGCCAGGCCGGAACCGGAATAAACCAGTATCCAAACCAGCGCCAAAATAAACGAAAATAATTTTTTGGTATTCATACCGGCTCCTTAGCTTTTTAATTCGTCAAAAAACATTGATGCCTGAATCGGATTCGCCTGGCACGCCTTCAAAAACAACTTTTTAAGCTCGTTTTTTTTGGCGGTTTCCGGGAATTCGATCTTTAAAAATTCCAGACCGAGTTCCAATTCTTCGATTTTTAGTTTATCGACCAGTTCAACGGTGTCGGCATCTTCCACCTGCAACTCCGCTTTAGCGGAAATATTATTGTAATACTCCGCTGCGCCTTTAATAATGAGGCGTTTGGCCTCTTTTTCTTCGGCTTCAAACAGGCTGTTTTCGCCCTTACCGGGATAAACATAGTGGTTTTTCCCGGTAACGACCGTTTTCAGCGCTCTTAATTTAACCTTTGCCATGATTGCCTCCTTACAATACGTCTGCGCTTATAAACGCATCGGATTGATGTAGAGCCATCAGCGGGGCGCTTTGCAGCATAATCCAGCGCACCGACGGATCCGGAACCACCCACGATTTCGGCAGGCGAGATACTGCAAAATCGCCGTGCTCCTGGTCTTGAATTAAACCATAATGCCGGGTTGTGCGGGCGCGGGTGGAAGCCATCCACACTTTATTTGCCGGAACCATCGGTTTTTCGGTATCGTCCGCCGGATCGATATACCATTCATCGTAGGAATAGATGTCGCAACCGACTTCGAAGATATACCCCAGGTAAGTGGCGCCATTCGGCAGCGTTTCCGGCTGGATGATCCCGCGATCCACCCGGCGATTATCCAGGGTAGCCGCGATTTTCGGATGCTCCAAAAACACATCCACCACGTCGGAAGCCAGGATCACCACATCCGGGGAAATCCCACTGTCCTGGATAATCAGCCGCCGCCAGGTGCGCAGGTTTTTCAGCGGATCGCTGTTATTATCGCTCCACACGTTCGCGCCGGCCAGAGTGATTTTATGGCTGGATTCCATCAGAAAATCTACCGTGTAACCCAGCCCATCGCCGCTGACTGTTACCGTTCCGGCGTTCAAGGCTTCGGCGCATTGGAATTCCTCCCGGCGATCAACCAGGTCATTCAATTCACGCAAATCTTCGCCCAGTTGAAAGCCGGCCCGCGCCAGCGGCGTCAGGTTTTCGCTGTAAACCGTGTTCCCCGCCTGGCGGTTTAACAGGGTTTCGGCGTTGGTTTCCATTTTCATTTTCACATAAGGCGGCTTTACCGAATTGGTAGTCCAGCCGATGCGCTCCACTCGTTTACCTTCCATTTTCGGCGACACATAAGGCGCCAGGCGGCGTTTCCCCTTGATCACATCAATATCTAACGTGTCGGTGTCGTGAATCTGCGTCTCCCGGAAAAACATATCCCGCAGGAAATTCCGCGCCGGTTTCATTTGTTCAATTTGTCGCAGCATTGTGCGAACATTAAAAATATCGATAGCCATGTCAAAACCTCCCAGGTTTTATGACGTTAGAATTTTGCCCGGTATAATTACGATTTAACCGGCGTTTTCAAAAAGATTGACTTGTTCCGCAATCCCGCCAGGATCGATGCGACCGTATGCCCCGTTCCCAGGATTACCTTGTTGTCGTTAAACTCCCCGGTCAACGCGACTGGTGCCGTCACGTCAGCAGAAGCGGCCGCCGCATCTTCCAGCAAAATCGCTTCCGGCGTCTGCGAACCGTCGCCGGCCGCGGAAGCGGAAAGTTTATACTTGCCGCTGGCGGTAATAATTCCCAGCACACTACCGCGCGAAATGCTCGCGCCGCTGGCAATCGTCACCGACTTCGTTGCAATCGGGAAATCCCCTGCAATCAGATTATCATAATTGAATGTTTCAGCCATTACAGCCTCCCTTTAGTTTTTGTTTATTGCCGTCTCCAAACGGCGTTATTAATTTCCTGTTTACTCCGCAGGTTTCGCTTAATTGCGGCTGACCGTTCCGTTAAAACGTTTGTTCATCCCGGCAACCACCGCCGCATCAATTGCCCGCAACTCCGCCCCTTCATCGGTAGCCGGGGCCGCTGCCGCCAGCGCCGGAACTGCTGCCGCATCTTCCGCTTGCGCTTTGGCCGCCGCTTTGCGCTGAATTTTTTCACGTTCGATAATCGCCAGCGCCACGCTGCCGGCCTCATCATCACTGTGAAACATCGCCTCGTTAATGATTTCTTCCAGACCGGGCCGCGCCAGCGCGCTAATTTCCTGAATGCGCACCCGCTCCGCCTGTTTTCCTTCCGTGCGGAAATACTCCGCAATTACCGGAAACCTTTCCGCGATCATCTCGCGGGTAATTTCTTCCGTTTTAAAAACGGTTTCTTGTTCAGCCATTACAGCCTCCCTCTTGTTTAGTTTGTTTAAAGATTCGATCACACCTTCCAGGCTGCCCAGGCGGTCGGCCATTCCCGCCGCCACTGCCGCCTTTCCGATCTTAATATCTCCCTGCCCAAAATCTTTTAATACCGTTTCCTCACTCACTCCCCGGTTGCGCGCCACCGTCGCCACAAAAATTTCCTGGATGGCATCCACCCGGCGCTGAATAATTGCCCGGCCATCCTCACTATTGATGTTGGGTCGCTTATTCGGAGAGGTAGAGGATACAATCTCAATTTCCTTCACGCCCTCTTTTGCCAGCCGCTCGCTGTCATCGACGTAGCTGGCCACCACCCCAATGCTTCCCACCATAGCCGTTTCATCAATAACAATTTTCGAGGCCGCCGAAGCAATCCAATACCCGGCGCTGGCCCCCAGGCCTCCAACGTAGGCCACGATATTTTTTTGCCCCCGGGCCTCATAAATGGCATTGGCAAACTCATTCACCCCGTTCACTTCCCCACCCGGCGAATCAATATCCAGGATGATTTGCCGTATGTCGGGATTCTCGAGCGCTGCATTAAAATCTTTCATCAGCATTTGCAAACTGCTGCCCCCGGAAATCATCGTGAACATGTTAGCAAATTTAAAAATCGATCCGTAAACCGGGATGATCGCTACATACTCACGCTGCATCACCCGGCGCGTGTTTTCCATCAGCGTATCATCGCGTTTTTGCAACGCATCAACGATATTATGCTGCTCGCGGTTAGCAATTTCCAAAATTGTGCGCAGCATTCGTGGCTGTATTGCCCATTCCCGGCTGCAAATTGCTTCGATCAGATTCATATTATTCCTCATCCTCTTGTTCATCTTCAACCGTTTGCGGCGCTGGCCGGGTGGAAACCGCCCCAGGGTCTAACTGTCCTTCCCGGCGCATCCGCGCTTCCTTAACCAACTGCCGGTGGTTGGCTTCCCAATCACCACCGATGGCCGAAGCTTCTAAAGACCGCGAAGATAACCCGTTATTTATTTTCAAAATTGCCGCCTGGGTTTCCTTAACCGGATCAATCTGCCCTTGCGCCGGGCCGATCCACTGGCATTGCAAATAAGCCTCCCGGATTGCCGGATCATCAAAAAAACCCGGCGCGGAAATACGCTCGTTTAAAATCGCTTCGGTAATCCATTCTTCAAAAAGCGGCTGGCAAAAATTGTCGGCAACCCATATTCGTCGAGTTTTAAAAAACTTCCAGGCCTCAAGCAGTGAAGCACGGCTCGCACTATAACTGGCGGTAAAGCTTTTCATCAATAATTCGTAAGGCACTTCCAAAGCCGCCCCAATCCGCCGGCAGACCGCCGTAACAAAAGCATCAAATGCCGGGTTTGGCCGCATCGGATTCACCGGGTTCACCTTTTCCCCCGCCGCCAAATCGACAATTGCCCCGGCGCCTAAATTCAATTCTCCCTCATCCTGCGTTTCATCCTCGACAAAGGTTTCCAGCGCCTGCCCGCTTTCCGTTTCGATGAACACCGTAAACAATCCGCTCACCAAAGCCGCCATCAATTCCGCCTGTGAGTATCGTTTTAGCAAGTTTAAATCCTCGATCACCGGCGCTAAAAAAGGCACTCCGCGGTTTTGCCCCACCCGTTCAACTTTAAACAGGTGAATCACATTTGCCCGCCCGGTATTACGTCCCCGGGCCGGCACAATCTCCCATTCGTAGAGCGGGTTAAACCCATTCGGATGAGTTTTCAAAATATGATAATTTACCGGCGTGCCGTTGCGGTCGGTCTCCACGCCCCCGGAGAGCGTATCGGTATCCGGCGCATACCCCTGGTTACAAACCCTATCGGCTTCGATCATCTGCACTTTCAAATTATAGGGTGATTGCGGGCGTTTGATAAAGGGCAGCGTGGCAAATACGTCGCCGCTTTGCAATACCGAAATAAAAGCCAGTTCCTGCAAACCGTAAAACGTCAACTTCGCTTCCGCATCGCAATTTTCCTTTTTACACCACAGCCGGAATTCTCTTTCCGTAATGCGTTCCCAGGCATCCGCCGTATCGTCATCCATTCCCAAAAATTCCGCATCGATGGAGCATTTCAAATGCAGCCCGGAGCCAATCACGTTGGTTACGCTGGTGGTGATAGCGCTGCGGGCCAGGGTATCATTTCGGAAAAGGTCGCGGCTGCGGGCGTTAAGGGTCGGTAGTTCCGCGCTGTTTTCCCGGTCGGCGCTCAAAGCATTGGGCATCCAGCTTTTTAACCCGCGCTTGCTTTTGCTTGCGCCGTCATAAGCCGGCAATATCCCGCTGCTTGCCGCAATATTAGCCATCAGCTTATTGCGATTCCGGGCAAACTCCCGTTTGAATTGCCATTGTGGGGAAAAATACCCGATCAGTTTATCCAGTTTGCTCATGCCCAGCCTTGTTATTTACCACATCTTTTTTCAATCGTAACCACTTCCGCAAGTCTTTTATTTGTATCGTGCGGGAAGCAATCACCGACTCCCCGAAAATTTCCGTTACCACGCAAGATTCTAAGGTGTCCTGGTTGACCAGAATATCACCCCGTCTCACCTCACCAATATCGATTCGTTCATACAGGGTTGACATACCGCACCCTCGGCCCCCCGCCGCCCTGCCCGCTGCTCAACCGCTCCACTTCCCGCCGCCAAAAATTGATACTGTTTTGAATCCGCAATGCGTTTGCCCGCGTCAACTCTCTTTTATTCCCCCCGATGTCGATCACATAACTTTGACCTTGCGCCACCGCATCATCCGCCGCCATCCAGGTTGCCAGCTTCTCTTGCGCTTCTTCTAAAGTCCATGCCGCCATTAATTCAATCCCGCCGATCTATTACCGCGCCGCTTTGCCTTACTTGCGACACCCAATTGCTGCGGCGCTCCGGCATCGGTTTTCATAGAATTATTTTGTATTTTCAATTGTCTTTCAAGAATCGAAAATTGTTTATCGGTCATACGGTCATATCCCAGGGAAGCCGCCATCGCCCGGGCAATAATCCGGCAGTCCAGCGCCTCATTTCGTTCCCGTTTCTTTTGCCATTCCGTATGAGTATATCCCTTATTATTTTTCTTAGTGATCAATTCCTCCGCGGTAAGTTGTTTGAAAAATTCTTCGCCATACTCCGGGAAGTGGCAGTATCCGTAAGGATATTCTTGCCCTTCATTCAACGGCGGATCCTGCCGCAAATTGCGGTAAAGCTCCGATTTCAAAATCGACGTCCCCACCAACCACAGCTTTAAAGCCCGCTGAAATTTCTTACCGGCCATTGACAATTCCACCGCCCGCGGCTGCCCCAGGGGAGTTTGCAAACTTTCCTGCCCCTTAGTCGCCATCACCCGCAGCGTATCGTTGTATTTTCTGCAATAACTGTAAACTTCCTGGGTATTAAAACCGCTGTCAATCCCCATACGCAAAATAGAAAGATTTACCCCCGCCTCATGCGGGAAGGCATAATCCAGATATTTGTCAAGCAAACTCCAGGGGATTAAGGTTGATGTATCACCCAAGATCACCTGGTAATCGACGCTGTAACTATTTTTCTCCCGTCCCCAAGCCACCACCTCAATTTCCAGACGATCCTTTTGCACGTCCACGCCGGCAGTAAGGAACAAACCACCCATCGGCACGGTGGTGAGTTTGTATTTCTCCCGGCGGCGGTAAATCGTTTCCCAGGCCGGGGCCTCCCCGCGCAGTTCCCAGGTTTCCGCAAAAATCGTATTTACAACAACCTTTAATTTGTCAACATCCCGTTGCGCCAATTCCCACAGCGTGCAAATTTCTTCCCAGCCAAACCAGCCAACCGGGGAGTATAAAGAATTGAGATGAAACCCCACATTTTTCGGATTGTCTTGCGGCTTCTCCGCCCGCCATTCGCCATTTTCCAGCATCCGGGTTTTTTCATGTTCCTCGATAGTGGCGCCGCATTCTTCGCAGATATAAAAAACTTCCGCGATCTTCCCGCTTTCATCCTTTTCATATTTCAGATTTGCAAATTTCAACGTCTGTTTAAAATTACAATGCGGGCATGGCACAAAAAAGTAACGCTGATCGGTTTGCAAAAATTCCCTTTCAATGCGGCTGCGGTCTTTAATTGTGGGTGTGGAAACAATAAAAATTTTACGGCGGGAAAATGTTCGTGTTCGGGTGACGACCAACTCCACCGGGTCCCCCTCGCCCCCCACATCACCCGGGTATGCGTCAACCTCATCCAGCATCGCATACCGGCAGGGCATCATCCGCAAATTTGCCGGGGCATTGGCCCCCACCATCGCCAAAAACCCGCCCGGGAATTCCTTCGTTAAAACCGTATTCCCGGAATCTTTCGACCGGGGAGAGCGAACCTTTCGGCGCAACTGCGGGCATTCCTCAATCATCGGGGCCACCCGCGTTTTACTATTCCGCTCCGCCATCCGCTCGTTGGGCGTCACATAAATAACCGGCCCGGGTGCTTGATCCATCAGGTAGCCCAACCAGTTTAATCCCACTTCCGTCCCTGCAATTTGTGACCCTTTCATAAAAACAACTTTTTGCGCCGGATGCCTGGCGCTCAAACAATCCATTATTTCTTTCGTGAACGGAACGCGAGACGTCCGCCACGGCCCCGGCTCCGCGCTGGCCTTTGTCGATAGATAACGGTATTTTTCCGCCCAGGCCGAAACCGTGAGATTTTCATCCGGTTTCAGCCCTGCACGAAAGGCCGTATCATAGACATGCTCACTGTAATTAATCAGGTTCATTTTTTGCCAGCTTATTCAATACCGTTTCAATTTCCTGCGTTATAATTGCGTGGCAGCGGGTTGCATCAGTTTCGTTTGCCAGCAGCGAGGCAATGCGATCCGGGATATTAAGAAAGGCATCGCGTATCTCACGCGCCTTTCGGAAAGCAGTATCTTCAACCGCCTTAGCGCTAACCAACTCCCCGCTGCGCTCCAGGTAATCAAGCTCGCGTATCTTTGCAATAAAATTTTCTTTGCGGGCTTTAGCATCCCAAATGTCAATAGTTTCCCCACCACCGCCACCATTTCCATTCCTGCCATTAGAACCAAAATCAGGATAAAGAATATCAATTCCCAATTTCTCCGCATCTTTTTTCCTTACCTTACTAACATCCCTATTTGCCTCAAATTCCTTTTTTGCATCCGGCCAAACAATTCGCTTCTCATTCTCCACCATCTGCGTAGAAACTCGCCCCTTTTTCACCGCCCGGTATGCAACCGAATATGACATCTTTATACGTCTGGCAAACTCCCGTATCGTTATAAGCTCTTTTTTTTGTGCTTCACTCATGCCGACTCCATTATATCGCACATTTCAAGAGCCTTAAAAACCCACTAACCTTTTGAATATATATAGACTTGCCTAACTTCATTCACCTTTTTGATACCTCAAAAATCGTGCCAAAGTGTGAGGGAATTCCGCCGCTTTTCACCT